ATTTAAGAATGCAGGTAATTACCCCTAATGAAGTTAGAATTAGAAAGGGTATGATACCTATGGACGGTGGAGATGAGGTTGTTGATTTGCAGGCACAAGCAGCCGAAATCAAGGCTCAGGCATTAAATACCAGAAATAGAACTCAGGAAAGATCGGCCAATTCACCAGATAGTTCTGGGGAAGCCAGAAATCCAAAAGGTGAAGGTAGAGTCACAGCTTAATTATTAGGCAACCATTATTTGCCTTTTTAAATATACAAAGATAAAATTAAGCATATGAATATTGAAAAATCTTATTGGTCCAGCAATGGCGATAATATCAGCCTATCAGTTCCATTCACAAAAGTAAACCGTGAAAAGAGAACTGTATCTGGTTTTGCCACACTAGACAACCTAGATCAAACAAATGACGTTGTAACCGCAGAAGCAAGTCTAAAAGCATTTGAAGGTTTCCGTGGAAACATTAGAGAAATGCATGGATCAAACGCAGTTGGCAAAATGGTTTCATTTAAGCCAGAAACATACTTTGATGCAAAAAGCGGAGAATTCTATAACGGAGTTTATGTAGATGCATATATCTCTAAAGGCGCACAAGATACATGGGAAAAGGTTTTAGACGGTACTCTTTCAGGATTTTCAATTGGTGGAAAAATTATTGAGTCTGATAACGAGGTTAATAAATCTACAGGTCAATCAGTTCGTTTTATTAAAAACTATTCTTTACTAGAGCTATCAGTCGTAGATTCTCCAGCAAATGAACTATGTAACATTATCTCAATTTCCAAAATGAATGGTCAATTAATTTTTAAAGGAATTGCAACAGAAGTTTTAACAGAAAATATTTTTTATTGTGAAGAAAGCGATTCTGTTTTTATGTCAAAAGAAAAAGAATTTAATTCTCCAATAACTGGTAAGCCAGCAAGTTTAATTGGCTGGGTAGAAAGTAACGATGTAAACAAAGCTAAAGAAATAGAAAAGATTCTTGCTTCATTTAAGAAGTCAAGATTAACGTTGCCTGAAACACAAACAATAGCAAAACAGGCAAACGCACAAGGAGGTAATGAAGTGTCAGAAAACACAGAAACAGTAGCAGTTGAAGAAACTGCTCTAGTAGAAGTTTCAGCACCTGCACAAGATGCAGTAGTTGAAAAAGCTGTTACAGAAGATGTAGTAGCAGATACTTCTGCCGAAACCGTTGAAAAAGCAGCAGACGTCTCAGAGGTCGTTGTTGATGAACCTGATTTTGCAAAAATGTTAGGTGATTTAAAAGGCTTTTTCTCAGATACTCTAAGCAAAGCTTCAGAAGCTAATGCTGCACAGGTAACAACTATTAAAGAAACAGTTGAAGCTTTCAGCAAGAGCGTTGAGACTCAAATCTCAGAGTTGGCAGATAAACACACAGAACTCAGCAAAACAGTTGAGAACATCAAGAGCACGATTGATAATGTAGAAAAGCGTGTCGACGCAGTAGAATCAGAGACTGCAATTAAGAAGTCCTCAGACCTTGGCGGGTCTCAGGAAGTAGTAATACAAAAATCAAAATGGAACGGTTCTTTCCTCGGTTCCGTAAACGAACTATTTAAATAAAGGGTAGGTGAAATAAATATGAGCAATGAATTATTAGAAAAGGCAATTGCAACTGGCACAACAGCCACAGGAACATTTGCTTCAACAACTGGAGGAGATGGAATTCACACAGGGTCAGAAAATGGCAATGGTGGACTACTTAATCCAGAACAATCAGCTCGATTTCTAGACTACATGTTCGATGCAACCGTAATTGGTAAAGTCGCACGTACCGTCAGAATGAAATCTGATACAACTGAAATTGATCGCATGGGAGTAGGCGAAAAGCTTATGAAACTTGCGACTGAAGGAGATGACGCAAACAGTGGCAACTCTGCTGTGACATTCTCAAAAATTTCTTTGACAACAAAGAAGTTACGTCTAGATTGGGAGCTTTCAACTGAGTCTCTAGAAGACAATATTGAAGGTGCAGATCTAGAAGATCATATTGCACGTCTGATGGCAACACAGGCTGGTAACGATATTGAAGATTTGGTTCTTAACGGAAACACATCTCTATCAACTGATCAACTTTACAAAGCATTTGACGGAACCGTTAAGATTGCAAAAGCAAACGGTCACGTAGTAGATGCTGCTGGAGCTGCAATTACTCGCTCTGTATTTAACAGCGCATTAAAGGCACTTCCACGTAAGTACAAGCAACGTCGTACAGACCTTCGCTTCTTGTCAGGTTCAAACTTGATTCAAGATTACTTATACGCAACTTCACAAAATATCCAAAACGTTAACCCACAAGATATTGCTTCTGGCATTATCCGTGGTGAGGTAGCACCTGTATCTGGCCCAGCTGGATACGTAGCTCCATACGCATTTGGTATTCCAATCGTTGAAGTTCCATTACTAAGCGAGACACAAACTGGCTCATACTCAGGAGCAACAGGATCACACGGTGACGTCCACTTGACATTCCCAAATAACGTAGTTATTGGTATCAAGCGTGATGTAACTGTATACCGATTCTTCTGGCCAAAGAAGGACTCAATCGAGTACACAATGTATACTCGTGTTGGTGTTCAAATTGAGCAAGCAGATGCTTGGGTAGTAGTAAAGAACGTTAAGATTGCTTCCTAATTAGGAATTAATCCAAATAGAGGCCCCCAATTAATTTTGGGGGCTTCTCATTTTAATTTAGTAATGATATAATTAAATAACCTAGACTAAGGAGAATACATGTCATTTGAGACATTAAAATTAGCTGAACTTAAAAAGGTTGCCGAAGACTTCGGAGTAGACTTAGAAAACTTAAAAAGCAAAACAGACATAATTGCGGGACTATCAGAAGAAGGTGTAACTTGGGCGGTATACTCAAAAACACTTAAAGATATAGATGATGCAAAAGAAGAGATTGAAGTTTTACCAAGATTTGATGTAAAGAAAAAACAAAATAAAGACGAAGTTCTTGTAAGAATGGATAGATCTAACCATAGGTACGATACAATGGGATACACGTTTACAAGAGATCATCCTTTTGCAGCAATGTCAGAAGAGGCAGCTCAAGAAATTTTTGATAAGGAGGAAGGTTTTAGATTAGCCACACCAAAGGAAGCACAAGACTTCTACAACTAATTTAAACCTTTAACATGGCAGAAGTATACATAAATAGTAATTCACCAACATCAACTAAAATACTTTTTGGTGGTGAAATTATAAATGCAGACAATGACTACGTCACGGCTACAGTTTATGATATTACAGAAGATCCTGCCGTCACGCCATCAGTAAATCCAGCAACCTCAGTTCTTTCTATTCAGGCAACAAAAATAGAAACTGATGATGGTTCATATAAAATAAATATTCCATATAATTTAACTAATAGAATAACAAAGTTTAAGGTTAATTGGGCATACCAAATAAATAGTCAATCTCAAAGCCATGCAACGTATGTTGATGTGGTACAGCCATATTGCAATCTAGCAGAAGCGATTGAGGATATGGGTTTTGGAACTGATTCATCTGATCCTAACTATAAAACATATCACGAACTAGTAATGGCAGAAAAGTATGCACGAAAAGTAATAGAAAAATATACGGGCCAAAAGTTTTGTCTATACGATGATGTTCAAATTGCCTATGGTTCGGGCTCAGACATCCTCCCATTACCTTTTAAATTAAACACATTACATAAACTATATTCAAATGATATCTTATTAGTAGATACTATTAATGCAATAAATAATTGGAATTATTCAACTCAAGTAACAGAATCTGGTTTTGGAATAAGAATTAACAGAGCAGAAATGCTGGACAATACAGTGTACACAGCAAACGGAATGGTTCCTCCATCCATCAACGATTATGGTTACGGAGTCTTTATTAAAGACTACAGATATCGTGTGCAAGGAAGATATGGATGGGACACTGTACCAGATGATATTAAAATAGCATGTATAGAATTAATGAAAGATTATTTTTCTAAAGACTCTATTTGGAGAGCAAAATACGTAAACAATGTTCAGTCATTTGATTGGAAGTTTGAGTACAGTGCAGAGGCATATCGTGGAACAGGAAATGTATACGTAGACCAGATACTTCTTCCATATGTATTAACTCAATTAATGGTAATCTGATGTTTCGAGTAGTAGATGCTTCGTTTTCTATGCTTATGGATGTCTACAAGCAATCGGACTCTCAAGACGTATCTACTGGGGCAATCAAAAAAGAGTGGAGCTATATAAAAACAGTTTCTTGTTATGCAAAAGGCGTTATTAGTAACACAGCCACAGCACGAAGTGGTGACAGGCAAGTTCTTGGAACTAAATACGAAAACGTTCAAGTTATAGAAGTTAGAACAAACTCAAAGCTATCAATTAGAGAAAAAATAACAAATATTAGAACAGGGAATGGCGAAAATATTTGGACAGAATTAGATTACCCTAATGATACCCCAACCGTATTTGAAGTAGTCGGAGTAACCCCAATGACAGATCCATTTGGAGATGTACTTGCTTGGAGTGCCGTACTAAAAAGATCGGAGAACCAGCAAATTGGAATCTAACGTAATGTTATTGCAGGCTGCTTCTGGACTAGAGCGGTTAATGCACGGTCAACCTAAAGACTCCTTAATCAGAGACAGTAATGTAGCGCAAATATCAGCGGCTTTATATTATGAAGCTAATGTTATAGCTAAATTTAGTAAGAGCAAAAGATTTAAAAATGCATTTAAGAAAACAATCTTTACACAGATAAATAAAGATTTTGGAGAACACATAGATGCTCAAGCTAGATCAAAGCCAAAATCATTACACCATGTCTATGAGTGGCAAAAGGCTGGAAATAAAAATGCTAGGCTATTTAAATTAAAAACAATTGATGGCGATGGTATTTCATTTAAGGTAAATTATGAGTTACAGCCATCTAAATCATTTGTCCCATCTCCAGAAAATAATAGAAAGCATGTTTTTGTTAATAAAGCGTCCGTGATGGAAGCAGGCATGCCCCTAATAATTGCTCCACGCCATTCTGAGAGGCTAGTATTTGAATCCAATGGTAGAACAGTCTTTATGCCAATAGGGGCCTCAGTGACCGTTAAAAGGCCAGGAGGGCCTAGTGTTAAAAATCAATTTACATTATATTATTCAAGATTCTTTAGTGGTAATTTAGTAAATAACGCTATTAGAAAATCTGGATTCCAACAGATATTTAATTCAGAAATTTCCAAGGCATTAAGAATACCTGCTCCAATTAAAAGAGTTCAATATTCATTCTCTCCAAACTCAATTAGATCTATGGCGGACTCAGCAGTAGAACAATCATTTGGGGGTGCAATGATATGACAGCCAATTATAAATTAGACGCCATGTTTGAAATTAGAAAGTATTTATGGGAAAACCTATGCTCGTATAATGTCTTTGATCCAGAAGAGTATTATAGCGATTCTCTTGGAGACGTCATAATCCCTATTATTCCAGTTCAACAGTCCCCAGAAATGAATCAATTTTTAAGCGGGAAAAAGCATATTGTATATGACAAGGTTGGATTATCGTATGAAGAAAATTGGCTAATATGTTGTGAGCAAATACTATTTACTGTTTACTCTACAGATGTCTCTGAAATATCAGAAATTCGAAATCTAATAACCGACCTATTTAGACGTATGGACGACTCTGCAGGAGACATAAATAAATCAGATAATATAAATAATAAATTTAAATTTCATAGCATATTTATAGCAGATATATCCCCAACTGCACCTTCTCA